GATGTTGCTTTTATGACTCACCTGCAAGGATGTTTGGAAGGATCGTATCGACCCCTTCAATAATTCCTACAAGTGCGTCACCTGCGTATTGCGCTTCATCAATGGACTGCGTGCCTAAATAGGTTTGCATTGCCCACCAATTGGAGCTGTTACGAACTAACGTAACTAATGAACTGTCTTCAAACTCAAGCGTGTTTAGCTTGATGTGATGACGTTCACCTGACTTACCACTTTTTGGTAAATCATGCGATACGCTCATTTCGAATTTGTACTTATCGTACGAACCACGGAATGAAGCTTCGTTATTTTGCTCACTAACTTTTGTCATTGTGACAGCAGTTATGTTGTGAGTGATGGATAGAGTATCAGGTAGCATGTTTTTGTTTCCTTAACATGAGGGTAGTTAATCCCCTCATTTTTATATATTAAGTTAAGGAGACATCGAAGGCCGGAATGCAGAATGCGTTCCTGAAAGCCTTCTGTTACGATCCAAGTTTTCGTAACAAGTTAGCACTAAACAAAGCCAGTAATATACCTTTTTGGTGTCCCGTAAGGAACTCCTCGAAGTGTATGCCTGGCTTCGGATCAACCATAACGGTTCTAAGCTTTTCGATCGATTGATACGAATATCCAGAAAACTTTCTGGAACCCGTATCGGCCGATTCTCCAGTTTCTGTGTAAGTGCGCTGAGAAGTCAGCACAAATTCAGCAAATTGGAGCTCGAAGCCCCCTCGTCTTGAAGCGAGGAATGTCCCGACGTTGGAAAAGTAATCCAACAGCCAGGACCAAGGTACTGCATTCCAAATTGTGGAAGCAGATACATTAGAACCAAGAAGCAGTCCAAGATTATTGGACGGCATCTTTCCGAACGTATCCGGTACCCCGTCAATGAAGACGGGTACACCTCCGCCTTTCTGCAACAACTCATATTTTGATGTTGCAGGGACGGAGAATCCGGATGCGATCAACCTGGAAAAAGAATCAGTCACCACACTTTTGGTGATAGTTCTATGATTCTTTTCTCTTTTCTCCAGAGATCTTATTGTACGCAGTCTATTTTCCATCTGCTTTTGCAGATCGAGTAGTTTAACTAGGTCCCCTATTAGGGGGGCCCAGCCGAACTGGACTGCGAGATGGCCTCCTGGTACATCGGCAGGTTTTACCTTCCGCTGTAACACGCGACCTAAGTCTCTGATCATCCTAGGAAGATCCTTTAATTCCCAAAGGAATAAAGGAACATCGATAGCTGGTTTATTAGGATTTATCGAAGCAAGATACTTCGTAAACGCTAATCCCCAGTCTGGATCGTGAGATCCAATCAATGTACCGAACCCCCATGCGGGGGCAAGGATTCTTTCCATGGCTTTGTATTTTCCGGATATTGTCCAG